GAGTCCTGCCAGCGTCAGGAAATTCCCACCGTCGTCGAATGTCTTCCAGTCCGGGTAGGCGATCTGAGCGACTTCCCGGTCTGCGGGACTGCCGACGAAGACGATCTCCTCGAAGAGTCCTGCCAGTTCCTTGCGGATCGCAGCGAGGAAGCGCCAGAACTGGGGCGTGGTGCGGCTGTGGGGGCAGACGCCTTGACCGTGGAGCACCAGACGGTTGACCTGCTCTGTCCGAACCGGAACCTCAAACGGATTGACCTCGGCCAGTGTGGGGTTCTCGATCTCGACTGGGACCTGAGACTGCGCGAGGCATTCGAGGGTCAACTGGCGTTCGGGGAACGAACGAAAGCCGAGGTGGTAGACGGTCTTGCCGATCAGTTCGGAAGTCGGCAGATCGAAGTGCCACGGCTGACCACCGCAGGCGTAGTTGATGATCCCCGGCTTGAACTCGACAGCTTCGACGCAAGGCTGCGCGGCGAACAATGGAGCGACGAGCTTGCACGACTTCTCATCGAGCCAGGCGGTGAACTTCTGGCCGTGCTGCTTGGACCACCAGTAGGCCACCGGCCATTGCATGACCGCATCGCCCGCCTTGCCGCTGAAGGTACAGACTACGTCGCTCATTCAGGGCTCCTTTTCCAGACTCGGTCGAGAGTTATCCAGCCCAGTTCTTCGTATCCAGCCGGAGGAATATATTTCTCCGTCGGGTTCAGCCCATCACAGTCCTCGACCAGAATGATCGAGGGTTTCCAGCGTTCCACCGAGAAGCCCTGCAAGACTTCGCCTTCGTAGCCTTCGACGTCAATCGTCAGAACGTCGAGTCGGGGGAAGCCGGATTCTTCGAGCAGCCGATCCAGGGTCCGGACTTTGACCGAAAGACGACACGTCGAGGAACTCCCTGCATATCTCAGTTCAAGCCCGGTAGAACTCGCATACGGATGCCCTCCGACGACGATGAGTTCTTTGGACTCTTCGTCTTTTGCTCCGCAGGCCACCTGACGCCAGAGTTTCCGGCAGGACCTCCCCGCGGACTCCAGCAAAGGATTCGGCTCGACACAGAGCACCAGCCAGCCACGTTCCTCCAGGAGCAACGTATTGCTGTTGAACGTCCCGTCGTTCGCTCCGACGTCGCAGGCATAGCCAAACTCAGGGAGCCCGGAGAAGGCTTCGTCCAGCGTCATCGGTTTCTCCGTTTCCAGATGTAGTTGTCGATGGTCCGGCCGATCTTCTGGTAGCCAAGATCTGTCAGGTAGGCATCACACGGTCCGACTTCATCCCAACTCTCGACCACCAGGATCTTCGGTTTCCAGCGGGCGAAGTCACAGCCCTTGAGGACGTCGAGTTCGGTGCCTTCGGTATCGACACAGAGGCAATCGAGCCGCGGGAACTGCCACTTCGCCATGAGCAGATCGACGGTCGTGACCGGCACGCGGATCTCCCGCCACGGGGCTCCGGTCTCGGCGTGCATCCGCGGATGGCCGACAACTCTCAGGCCGGAGAAGCACTCCTCGTTGTCGAGATGCACATGGAACGGCACGAAGTCTCCCGGCCGTTCGGCACAGGCGGAAGTCTCGATCCAGACGCGATGCTTGAGGAGACGTTCCAAGAACGACGGGTTCGGCTCGACGCACAGAACCGTCCAGTTGTACTTCTTCTCCAGCAGGAAGGTCGAACTGACGGTGACGCCGTCGGAAGCGCCGACGTCTAGGCAGTAGCCACGGTGTCCGGTTGGGAAGTGGCTCTGAATCAGTTCGCCGAGGTCGCCGTTGTGGCCCTGAATGCGCGGGATGGTCATGGCTCGACCTCCGCGCCGTTACGGACTTCGAGCGAGACGCGAATGCTATCTCTGCACCAGTTCGCCAGCGATTCATTGTCGTAGGTGGCAATCAAGTAGCGTTCTCCGCCTTTCAGGGTCTTCTCGACCACCCAAGTGTCGAAGTCGTAGAGCGAGGTGAAGTTCGCCGGGACCTTTCTGACTGAGAACGTCACGAGACGATTTCGATGTTGGGCAGCGGCATGACCATGAAGGTGCCGGCGGCGCGCAGTGACTCTTCGCGTTCGATGAACTCCTTGCGGAACGCCCAGGGTAGGACGAACAGCGTCCCCGGATTCGCAGCGCGCATGTCGTTCTCGGAGACGATGGGGCTCCAGATTCCGGACTGACAGAGACCGTACTTGAGCGGGTTGCGGTCCGCGACGGCCTTCAAGAACCCTGGCAGACCGAGGTACTGGAGCAACGTGCCGCCCTTGGTCGAGGCGCCATAGCCGTAGATCGGCTGAGGCAGGGCCTTGACGAGATCGCGCATGCGCTGCTTCCAGCGCACCGCTCGCAGGGCGAAGCGCAGGACCTGCTGTTCGCTGGGGATCATGCAGGACTCGGTGCAGTTGCCGGCCGGAGTGCGATGCTCCTTGCGCGCCGCGGTGACTCTCATGCTGCCGCCGTTGACGTCGTTGTACGAGACCCGGAGGATCTTCAAGCCATGCCTCAGGTAGAGGGCGTGGAAGTTTGGCAGGTCGTAGTAGACGTTGTGCTCGTGGCAGATGCCATCCCAGGCGTTGGCGAGAATCATCGACGGGGCATCGTTCAACTGGTTGATCCAGATGCCGTCGGGGGCCAGCGTCTGAGCGATGGCCTCGACAAATGCGTCGGGAGCATCGAGGTCGCAGAACATGGCGGCGGAGGTGATGACCTGGACGTTCTGGACGTGAGGGTCGGCGTGGAAGTAGTCGGCGATGACGTAGTCGCAGAACTCGGCGAGGTCGAGGATGAAGTTGCGGGCGGGTTCGCAGGCGATCCGGGTGAACGCGCGCGGCACGAACTTGAGTAGGGTTCCATCATTGGCGCCGATGTCGAGCCAGGTGCCGGACGTGTGCCAAGATTGCGCCTCACGCACGAGGTTCAGCAGCGCGGTACTCATGGTTTCGTTGATCGAGGACCGATACCAGTAGTCGCGGTAGACCAGATCGGGTTCGACGACTTCGTGCAACTGGAGCAACCCGCAGAGTTCGCAGCGGGCGAGTCGGAGCGGGGCCTGTGGGAGTTTCGGCTGAAGTTCCTCGACCTTGTCCAGAGGAATGAAGCGCGGCAGGTACTGAGTGCCGAGATCGAGTACGGACTTGAGTTTGCCACCACAGAGGCGGCAGTCGTCGCGGTGTTTCCAGACTTCGGGCATCTGGATCTCCTAACGCAAGGGCGGACGGGGAACGGCGTTCAACCACTCCTGATCGGGACTGCTGCGGAAGTCGTCTTCGTTCAAGCCTTCGACCGGGAGGCTGTTGGCTCCCGGCATCCACGGTGCCGAGGACTTCCCGACCCGGCGCATGGGCACATAGAGTTCCGGAACGAAGGCATCGGCAGCGGCATCGGCCCAGTCGATCTTGATGCGCGGATTGACGCGGTACTGTCCGATGCGGGACATCTGCTCGATCAGCCGTTCGACTCCCGGAGCGCCTTCCACGAGTCGAACGTGACCATCGACCCAATAGGTGGTCGCGGCTCCGAGCCGGAGTTCCTTCTTAGCCGAATGGCGATGGATCTCATGGAAGGTGGGCATGGGCTCGCTGGCGTCATGGAACTGGCTACGCAGGGCCATGGGCCAGGCTCCCTTGGTTCCGGCCATGGCGACTTCGGCGGTGATGGCGAAGACCTTGCGGTTCTGGGTGCGGTAGCGTTGGACGGTGCTAATCAGGCGCTTGGCGAAGTCCTCGGCGCGCCAAGTAGGGGAGCCGTAGCCTTCGATGAAATAGACATCGCCGGAGCCGTTCCGCGGATAGCCCCAGACCAGGTAAACGGTCTCGTCCTTGTTGGACTGTTTGCCACCATCCCAGAGGGCGAGGTCGGTCGTGATCGCGAAGCGCAGGGCAGACCAGGGGACCTGTTGTGGGGAGATCAGGCATTGGCGCAGTTGGTCTCGCGTGATGGGGTTCAATTCCGAGAGACTGGGATCGTTCATGACCTGAGCGGCGTAGCGCAGCGGGTCGATGCGCTGGTAGTCCTTCATGCGCCGTTCGGGCCAGACCTTGGGCGTGGTCGGCTTTTCGTTCGCGTCACGACCGGCGAGGAAGTAGACGTCCCATTTGCCATCGTGGGTGACGGAGATCGAGTCGGTTTCGATCCCAGAGAGCGACTTGACGCCTTCGCTGGAGAAGGCCATACCGAAGTGATCTTCGTCGTCGTACCGCGTGCCGACCCAGACCACCAGACCGTCCGACTGAATCACGGGAATGAGCGAAGAGACCTGGGAGTTGACGGTAGCGAGCCAGTTCTGATCCGACTGGAGGCGGTCGTAGGAGATCGGGTCGTCGTAGAAG